CTTCTCCAGGTGGGATAAGAGAAATTACAGATTCATCATAATTCCATATAAAAAGGCTAATCAAAGCGTCATTTTGATACTTCTGAAGAACCTCAATTTTTTTAGGACGGGTTCTTTGTGAGCAAGCTAATTCTAAAATCTCATGTTGAAATGGATTTTGGGGTAATTGAATTACAGGACTAGCTGGTTTTTTAGTAGTTGTAGTCCTCGGCTTCTTCGTTGTTGTCTGTGTCATAATAATCCTCCTCAATATCTAATTTAGGTGTAAATCTTAGTGCAATAATTTCATCTGGTATAATATTTCCAGAACTATCTAAAAATTCTGGATGGATAAAAGGTTGATCTTGTTGATTGTTTATATAAAGAGATGTAATCCAACCTATAATTCCTCCAACAATAAAAAGCAATAATGTTAAAACAACGCTAATAAAAACTGCTACTGCGTACATTTCGTATCTCCTATGTTTCTAGATCCAGTAAAATTTACAGAAATCTGAAACTTTCTAGAGAAAAAAGAAACAGACTTTTGTAAGTTAAAATTAAAAATCTGTTCCTCCTTTTTATTATTGGAATCAAGCATCCAATCGAATCCTCGATTTCTCATACTATTTATATCGTCGTTTTCCCTTTTTAGCATTTTTATCTTTAATAAACTGATCACAATCAGAAATAAATCCAAGAATATAATTCATTATTTTTCTAGCCTCAGGTTTTGATAAATGCCCATAAGCTTCTCTTAGTTGCTTGGCACTATCACTTTGTCCACCTTCGATATATAATTCCAATTCTTCGGCTAAAGATTCAATATTATATGCTACTTTACTTAATTTAAAATTTTGAGCATCAATTTTTCTTGCATTCTTTACCTTTAAATAAGAATAAAAATTCATAACAAATTTTTTTTCCTTAAACGCAAAATCGATTGCTCTTTCTACGTCATAAAAAACTTCTTCCATTAAACAAGATTATTCTCTTTTAAATATTTTACAGTATCGACACAACCACCTAACTTTTGATCATCTAAAATTACTTGAGGAAAAGTCGATCCAACTCCAAATTCATCAATAAATTGTTGACGATTAAAATCTTCATTTAGAGTATAAATTACATGCTCAAAATTATATGCCACCATTACAGATTTGATTTTCTCACAGTATGGGCAACTGTTCTTTGAATAAATTGTAAATTTCATCGTTGTTCTTGTGCTTGTTGTAGTCTGTCGAGTTGTCTTTGTTTTCTTTCTTGATCTATTTGTTGTGTTCTTTGATCTCTCTCTTTCTCTCTTTGTGCCTGTTGATCTGCAAGCTCTTGTGCTCTTTGATCTCTCTCTTTCTCTCTTTGTTCCTGTTGATCTGCAAGCTTATCAAGCTGAGCTTGACGAGCTGCAGTCTGTTTCTCTTTAACTGAGGAATTTTGCTGCTCTAAAAACTGACTATATGTCTTCATTTCTATCGTTGTTTAGAGTATTTAGAAATTTGTTGGTTCTAAAAAAACACCATTTTCCCCTTTACCATAAAGAGATTTAACAAAAAGTTCAGTAAATCTCTCCTGTTTATCTGGATGTACAGTGGACAATCCATCGTTAATTGCTTTTTTTAGGGAGATCAATTCTTCTTGTTCTTCTTTAGTTAGACTATTTTCCATTAAAACAATCCTCCAAAAAAAGATCCTCCATCATCGTTCTTTTTATTAATGATGTCTTCTAATTTATCTTGAAACTTATCAATTTTCAAAAGAGCATCTATTTCAAGAATTATTCTTGAAATAGAATTAATAGTAGCAGGTTTCTCATTTTTTGCTGCCCAATAAACAGCATCTCTAAGAATACCTTCTGCTTCTTTTAGCTTATCTTCTACTTTTTCACTAAGGGCCATTAACTTTCTCCTATTCTAGGTCGGGTGATTTCAATTTTAACTTGATTTTTCTTTAATTTATATCTAGTTACATATGATTGTAAATGTTCTTTACACATAAAGTAACAAATTTTTTCTTCTTTACCATCTTTATGGGTAAGTTTTATCGGAAAAGCTTCGTGGAAAGGTGGCAGATTTAAATCTACTTTTTCTATCGGATTTGCTGGAGGTCTAACTTTTGGTGTCGAATTTCTGCGTTTTCTCATTAAAATATTGTTTGTAAAATTTATTATACCTTATGAAAGATGTAATATAGGGTTTAACTCCAAGAGAATAGCAGCATTCACAATAACTATTAAATTCAAACCAGGGGGTAGTTTGATCAAAGTCAGTCATTCATATAAATTATATCTTCAGTATATCTAGTTAAAATAGAAGATGCAAATTCAATAAAATAATCCATATTTTTTTGACATTGATCTGGATCATCTGAAAAATCACAAGTGATTTTGGATATCATTTCCTCTGAAGGAACCTTGGCCATAAGGAGGCTCAGTACAGCGATTAAATAACACGCAGTCCAATATCCAGGTGAAATATGCATCATTCCCAAAATGACATCAAATGTACTTACATCTCCATCCTTTACTTCCTCATTAGATGTATAAAATGAAATTGCAGTCATCCCACAAAGCCAGATTAACTCAAAAAGAAGATAGTTTTGAGTATCCGCATCTATCATTATAATTTGATTTTTAGACGGAACTTCACCTCTTCTCAAAGAATCTAATATATCATCAGGAATATCTTCGATTTCATAATCAATAGGAATTGAATCCTTTAGATCATGTCGTTGCATAAGGCAATTAATATATTCAAGTGTGAAATCGGCAGACTCTTGCCCTTCTTTTTTAATATCGTTAATCCTTGCTTGCAAAGATTTTAAATCTATTGTATCCTCAGACATAATTAGATCGCGTGTCGGGTCAAATTGATAATAGCATGATATGCGGGATCAGTCAAGTGGTTTCTTGATTAATTCTTTATGAAGCTCCTTGGCAATTTTTTCATATTGCCGCTTCATCATATAATTTGTCACGGGATTTTTTGGATGTAATTTTATCATCCAAAAAGCTCTTTCCACATTTATTTTAATTAATTTAAAAATAAGTGTAATATAATCTGCTACATTTTTATCAACTAATATCATATAACATATTATAGAAAAAATAAGAATCAAACTTAAATAATAAGAATTACTATACATTAGTCTCTACGCATGTGGTCATTATCACTCTTGAAGAAATCAATAAAATCATCAATAGTGCTTTCCCCGGTTAAATGTGTAGTTGGATCGGGATTCCCAATATTCATTTGATCTAAAAAATGATCCATACTACCATCTTGAACAGGTCCAGTTACTGCTCGTCTACGGGCTCGTTGAAGTATATCAGAAATTGAACGGTTTACTTTGGCATATTTCTCAATTAAAACCATATCGGAAAAAGAAACTTCTTCCTTTTTTTCAATTCTTTTACAAATTTCTTCAAGCTGTAGACGAATTTTAGTTGAAATCATTATTTTTTCTTAGCTGTTTTACGAATAGGAGCCGGTTTAGCTTCTTCTTTTACTCTAGGACTTCTTTTTGGAGTTTCCCGCTTCAGTGGTTCAGTTTGTAAAGTGTCCTGGTGTTTTTTGATAAATTTGTTACATTGAGCAATGGTCTTAAAGACATCAAGTTGTTGATTATGGTAAATTACCATATATTGCTTTCCATATTGGAAAACTCCGTAATTACCGTCATCGGATATAAACCCTTTCATTAAAAATTATATAACTATAAAATATTTAGACTAAAAAAAGAGGGGCATCCCCTCTTTAACTAATAAGTTTCGGATAACATATTGATAGAGTGGAAAAGCATAACCAAAAAGCTGATGCTTGTGATTGTAAAAATTGTTTCACTCATCAGAATATCCCTGGAAGAAGCTGCCCAGTAGTAAGGTAAGTCCCAACAAGGATTGCAAAGGCAGCCATAGCTAGTCTGCCGTTCAGAATTTCATTTTCGTGAGTCCAACCGAATTTCATAATAGTTCCTCCTTAATTAAAATACGCCAAAAAACAACTTACCAGTTAGGGCATAAGAAATTACCCCAGCTAAAATCCCAGCCATAGAAGCTCTAGAGTTCCAAATTTCTGCTTTTTCTGCATGAGTCTGTTCCTCATAACGTGCCATGTCATCCTCCGTAATATACATAATTGGCTCTTTAGGGAATGAGTTCAATTGACCGAACTCGTTTTTTACAACTACCATAATGTTAAGTTTAGTAACAATATTATATAGGCGAATTATCGCCTAAAAGTACTATAGCATATTTGCCCTATTATAGTGAAACCCGTGGACAGTTTTATAAGTGGACTATTGAATTCTTATACGGTTAGAAGTATCGATACCCCTCTTCTTTTGATAACGAGAAAGTGCAGCAGCATTTGTTCTATATCCAGTGACAGTACATTCCCACACTTGCGAAGTAGATATTTTACCCCCCTTTTCTCCAGCTTTCTTAGTTATCTCAAGTCTCCTTTCTTCGGTCAACCCATGAATTCCGGTCTTAAGTTCATAAGCTCTTTTTCCAGATATTTTTCCTCCCTTACTTCTATCCTCAAACATTTGTTCTTTTGTTCTTCCAAATATTCCTTTTTTACTTTCTTTACATTTTTTTCCTGCTGTTTTTCCACCCCTTTTACCATTTTCAGTCATTTGCTCTTTTGTTAATCCATGAAATCCTTTACCTAATTCTTTCACCCTCTTCCCTCCTTTTGCTCCATCAATGATTCTTTGTTCTTTACTTCTTGCATGAACTCCTTTTTTAAGTTTTAATGACATTTGCCCTCCCTTTATACAATTTTCAAGTCTTTCTTCGGTACTCCTTCCATGAATTCCCAATTTAAATTTTAATAATTTTTTTGCAACTATTTTTCCACCAATTTTTCCACCAATTTTTCCAGCTTCTCTGCACACATCAAGAGAAATAATTCCCCCACAATTTTCATTTAAACAAAGTGGATCTGCGTTATAAACAGGTTTGATTAAACTCTTTTCAAAATTATTTGCCTCTAACCAACCTCCATCAGTATAAGGAAATTCCCTAATTATTTCCTTTATTGGAGTATAAACTTCCCAAAAGTCTTTATGTGTTACAGGAGAACCCCAATATTCTTCATTAAATCTTTTTTCCTTATGAACTCCGTAGTAATAATAAAGAACTTCTTCAAAAGTAATTTTGTATATGTAAATTCTTGGGCTTTGTGAAGTCATAACTACTCTTTAGTTGACGGCATTACTATTTATAAAAGTTTATAGTAGAAAAGGTGCCCATAAGAGCACCTAATCTTACCTGTAGAGATTGCCGTCAACTTCAGGCATTTTTATTTATACTTAAAAGTTAGAACTTAAATTTGGTTTGGATTACTCCACCAAATTCAGAAGAATTACCACGTTGGGCAGCATCGTTGCTTACATAGAAGATAGCAGGGGTGATGCTGATATTGTCGGTAACTTGATACTTGTAGAATACTTCAAGCATCAGGGCATCGTTAGCAAGACCTTCGGCATTTGCAGGTTGACCCACAGCGACACCAGCAGCATTACCCGCAACGAATGCGTCATCCCACTGAAGACCAACGAACCAAGATTGTGAATCAGTTGCATCAGTTTCGCCAGCACGACCACTTACGGCATTATAACCATAACCAGCACTGACTGATGGAATGATGCCAGTTTCAGTAGGACGCCAGTAAGCATTTACGGCAACACTATTGGAATCCTGATTACCTAGCAGAGTGCCATTAGCACCTCGGAAACCGTTGTAGATGCGAGGACGAGTGCCTTCAGAACCATAACGATAACCAACACCGATACCCCAATTGTCCTGACGATAACCAAGTTGTGCCATCAGGTTGAGAGCACCATCGGATGAGAACATACCAGTTTCGGTGCTATCACCATCTTGAGCAACATAGTTCAGACCAGCAACGAAACCATTGCTTTCATACTGAACACCTACACCAGCACCAGTTGCCTTGTTATAGACCCCAGGAGCACCAGCAGTAGTGAAGAAATCAAGAATTTCTGAACGGTATGCTGAAGGAACCCACGCCATTTCGGTGTTACGAACCTTTGGACCAACGGTTACAGTGAAGTCGTCACCTACAGGGAACTGATAGTAGATACGGTCAAGTTCTACAGTATCTCCAGTGGTTTCTGCCTTATCCAGTTTGAACAGGGAAGAACTTGAACCAAAAGGTAGTTCACTGAAGTTACCAGCACGAAGACGGGTACGGAGTAGGTCACGACCAGTGAATGAGGTATCAAAGTTCAGACGAACATCATAGTTGAATGCGGTTCCATCTGCCTTAGTACCACGACTCTCATAACCAGGAACTCCACCAAGAACAAAATTTACCTCACCATTCAGTTTGGTAGTAGTGGAGAATTGCTGTGCTTCAAGAACAGCAGTCTTGACTTCTAGACCTTCTACACGGGCACGGAGAACAATCAGCTCTGCCTTGAATTCTTCCTGAAGTTTACGAATTTCATCGGTGACTTCAGTTACACGGTCAAGACAGGCATTAAAGAGTGCTGCTGCCTCATAGCGGGTCATTGCCTGACCACCCTTAAAGGTGCCGTCAGGATAACCAGCAACGCAACCATAACGCTCTACGAGATTGCTGAGCGCCTGATATGCCCAGTCACTAGGACGAACATCAGAGAATTGATTGATGCTTGTAACCTGTTCAGAAGTTGAATATTGATTTACTCCTTCCATATTGAGTTCTGCGGCAGTCGCAGTGGGAGCAATCAGACCAACAGCAACAGGCGCGAGCATCAGTTGTTGAAAAAGTTTCATAAATGTTTCCTTAATGTTAAAACTACAATTGCGAAGCTTTTGCTTCCTTGACAAATATAAGGTAAAACCTCTTTTTTGTCAAGCTTTTGGGGGAGGAGAATTCCTCTCCCCTAATAAATTTAACTAATACCTGGAGAAACAAAAAATTGTGTTTCTAAAATATTAGAATAAGGTCTTACGATATAAAATCCTCTACGATAATTAATAAAGGCATTAATATCATTAAAAATTCCTATCGTGTAACCTCGCATAGCAGACTGATGTAAAACTCGTCCATTGCCAAAATAAATTCCAACATGCCAAGTATCCCCAGGTCTTCCCATAGCAACAATGTCACCTTTTTTTAAGTCCATGGGATTGTAAATTACTTGACCGAGATTACGAACAGTATCTGCCCATCCGGTAACTTTATCCGTATTAACTCCTAACAGGGAAAAGAATTTTCTTACTGTATTAGAGCAATTATTTCTATATCCATTGTACTTTTTAAATACGTTCTTATTTTCAATAAAAATTTGATCAAAATTTATTTCATATGAACGTATTTCTTCTGTAGAAGGATACATTGTCTTAATTTAAAACTTGAACTTTTACCGGGGCAACTCCTGAACTCTTGAGTCCAAGAGCATCAGCAGCAGTTTCAGAAAGATCAATAATCCTTCCTCCAATATATGGACCCCGATCATTAATCCTAACAATCTGTGATCTTCCATTATTGAGATTGGTTACTTTAACTCTTGTACCAAAAGGAAGACTTTTATGAGCAGCGGTCATTGTCCCTGGTCGATAAATTTCACCATTTGCCGTCCTGTTACCATAAAACCCAGGACCATACCAACTAGCTTCTCCTCTATAAACACTAGCTAAAGGAACTTTATAAGTAGGATTTTTCTCTTGGAATTTAATTTCCCATTCAGACTTATGTTCAGTAGCAGGAGCAATAAAAGGAGATACAGAAATAGCCCGGGAATCAACCGGAGTCATTATAGTGGCTCCAATTGCACCACAGGCGATACTTGTTAGAATTTTTTTGTTAAAAAGCATTAATTTGAATAGAACTCTACATCTGGGCATTGATGCCATCGCAGCACCCCTGTTCTAAAGGGTAGCACCCCCAGCTCTCGTTTCACTTAGTACATAATGAAAAAGTATTTATGTATCAAGTGAAGTTTCAATCTTAGCACCTATTGGTCCCTGTGTCAAGCCCCTTTTAAAATATTATTTTGAAACTATTGAATTCTTATGCGGTTAGAAGTGTCAATTCCTCTTTTCTTTTGATACTTAGCCAAATTACCTGGATTCGCCCTATAATTCGTAATAGTACACTCCCAAATTTGAGAGCAAGATATTTTTCCTGCTTTTTTACCTCCTTTTTTACCTGCGTTAATTTTTTCTTCAGAAGTCATTGCAAAAATGCCTGTGCCATTTTTCTTATGAGTTTCTCCAGCTATTTTTCCACCTTTTTTACCATCTTCGGTCATTTGTTCTTTAGATCGATTGTGAATCCCGACACCTTTTTCATAAGAGGTTTTTCCGCCTTTTTTACCAGCCTCACATCTTTCTTCTGGGCTCATACCAAAAACTCCAGTTCCATTTTCCCTATTTTTTTCTGCTCCTTTTTTACCTGCGTTAATTTTTTCTTCAGGGGTCATTCCAAAAAATCCTATGCCATTTTTTTTATTATTTTCCCCTGATATTTTACCACCCTTTTCACCATTTTTCTTTCTTTGATCTTTACTTAACCCAAAAATTCCAAGTTTAAAATTTTTAGCTTTCCTTGATCCACTCTTACAAGCATCTAAAGAAATAACCCCACCACAATGTTCATTTAAACAAAGTAGATCTATATTGTAAACTGGTTTGATTAAATTATTTTCATATTTTTGAGCCTCAATATATCCCTCATCAGTAAAAGAGAATTCTTTAATTATTTCTTTTTGTGGAGTATAAATTTCCCAGTAGTTTTTATGAGTTACTGGAGAACCCCAATATTCTTCATCAAATTTTTTTTCTAGATGTGACCCGTAGTAATAATGAGGAACTTCTAAAAAAGTAATTTTATAAACATAAATCCTAGGTTTAGTCATTTCTGGTCTTATGTACGGCGTAATTATTTAGAACAATATTTTTTATAAAAGAAAAAGCACTCTATAAAGAAGTGCTTTTTCTGTCCGTAGCGCATTGCCGTACACAAGGACGCAATTATTTATACATCTTGAGCTGATGACCCAATAACTGAATTAAAATAAGGATTATAATCAGTTATTTGATCTACAGTCAATTCTGATCCTTTATTTTCCCAAAAAGTTTTTAGTCCATCATAAGAAGCTCTATGAAAAGTTTCAACGTGATCTTGATGTATAGAAGAACCTAATTTTAAATCATATAAAAATAGAGGAGTAGAATATGTAATTCCTGCCGAATATATTAAATCATCGGCCACTGCCCTAGGTCTAATATCTTGATCTAATCTATACTTATCATCTTTACAATGAAGATCAATCAATTTCTTCGCGTATCTCCGAGTTATAGCATAACAAGCAGTCGAAAATTCATTGATTTGATGTTTATGAATTTGCAAATGAATGTCTCCGGTGCATATGATAGCTAACTGTAAGCAATCCCAATTGTAGGGAATCCTTGATATAAACTCCTGCCAAGTAAAATTCCAATAACGAGCAATAATTGAACAATCATCTTCCATAAAAATTGCATATGGAGTATCGCTGTTTTCATACCAAAATTTAATAGCTTTCAAATGACTAGTTAAACAACCTATTTCAGATGAGGTTACGTTTTCTGGATACTTGCCTTTAATAATATCACTTAAATCATCATTACGTCCATCATAAGCGGAAATACGAGTATAGTCGGTAATACCCCAGTAATTATACTGAGATTCCATAAACTCTCTTCTTTCAGGTTGATC